CCGCCCGGATTGGCCGTTTCCCGGCCTACCTGAGTCGGTGCTGCGCGGCACGGTCAAGCGGCTTCCGTCGCGGTATCTGCGCGAGACGCATCAGGATGTGGAGGCTGCGAGATGGTGACCCGAGGCCGCGAAACCCTGCGCGAAGTCATGCTGCGCAACCAAGCCGCGATGGACCAGCTAGCGGCCATCAGCGGCAAGCCCCGCTTGGTGCTGGACATCCCGCCTGAGCCGGCCAAGCGCGGGCCGAGGAAGGCGTCAGGACAGCCGACAGAGGCGCAGATTCTCAAGGCCGTCATGGCGCTGCTAAAGCGGCACCCGAAGGTCGCCAGCTGCTGGCGGCAGAACTCGGGCACGTTCCAGGAGCGCAACCGCGACGGGTCTGTGCGGTACATCCGTGCGAACACGGCCAAGGGGATGTCGGACATCATGGGCGTGCTGAAAGACGGCCGCACGCTGGCCATCGAGGTCAAGTCCGCCACCGGCCGCATGCGTCCAGGTCAGGAGGAATTCCTCGCCACGATCCGCCAGGCTGGCGGCGTTGCCGGGGTTTGCCGGTCTGTTGAGGATGCACAGGCGTTGCTGGCATGACCCCCGAAGACACCTACCGCGCCAGTGCGTGTTTCGGAAAAATTCAATTCGCCACATTCACCCAGGCCCGCGTGGTGGCCGAGCGCAGCACCAGGCGCGGCAAGAGCCGGCAGATCTACCACTGCGTCCACTGCCACCAGTTCCACCTCGGGCGCAGGCCCATCACCAAGCGGCGCAGCCGCATCACCATAGAGGACACATGAGCTACGACAACACCAACAGTGGACTTCTGGCACGCAACGACAAGCAGGGCAACGATTCCAGGCCGGACTACCGGGGCAGCATCAACGTCGATGGCCGCGAATACTGGCTCAGCGCCTGGATCAAGACCGGGCGCGACGGGACGAAGCTGGCAGGCCAGAAGTACATGAGCTTGTCGGTGCAGCCGAAGGACGCGCCAGCTGCTGCACCGTCCCCGGCCCAGGCCCCGGCACCAGCGCCCACACCAGCACCGGCCCGCATGACCCAGGACCAGCGCGATGCTATGGCCATCCGTGAGCGGGCAGAGCGCGACGCCATGGCAATTCGTGAGCGGGCCGAGCGCCAGGCGGCGGCGAGGCCGAAGACGAACTTCGACGACATGGAGGACGATTTGGTACCGTTCTAAGCGATAATTTAAGAGGGGCTAGGCTAGCTACCGAACACAAGGCATCCCACCTTGCGCCCCATCTTTTTCTGGGATTTGCATAAGGGAAATGCAAGTGAAGACCTGCAAAGAATGCAGCGCTCAGCTGCCGCTATCTGAGTTTTACGCTCACCCTAGGATGGCAGATGGCCATCTGAACAAGTGCAAGGCTTGTGTACGCAGTAGGGTGAAAAAGCACAGATCAGAGAGTCTGGAGCGCATAAAAACATACGACAGGCTGCGAAGCAAAAGACAACACAGCGTTGAGGCCCGTCTCAGCTACATACGTTCAGATGCTGGGAAAAAGGCACACCGTAGGGCGTGCATTGCCTACGACGAAAAGCACCCAGATCGGCAGTTCGCAAGGCATATCACAAGCAATGCCATCAGGGACGGAAAGTTGAAAAGACTTCCTTGCGAAATCTGCGGGCTGGAGCAATCCGAAGCACATCATGTGGCCTATGATTTGCCGCTTTTAGTTGTCTGGCTGTGCACAAGGCATCATGTCCAGACTCACGCAGAGCATAGGGAGCGCATGCGGTCTTCTGGAAGCGAGGTTTGACGATGGCCGGCCTCGACTTCGACGGCCTGGCCCGTCAACTCCTCGCATCGGCTGAAACTCACCTTGCATCCTGGCTGCCAGCCGGCCGCAAGCGCGGCAATTCCTGGGTGGCGGGCGATCTGAGTGGCGCCGCAGGGCAATCGCTCAAGGTCAACATCACCACGGGCGCATGGGCTGACTTTGCAACCGGCGACCACGGGAGCGACCTTGTGAGCCTCTACGCGGCGATCTACGGCCTTCAGATGGGCGAAGCCTACCGAGAACTCGGGGGCGAAACCAAGCCGGCTACGCGCATCAACGGGCACCACGCGAAGCCCCAGGCGCAGCAAGAACCTACGCGCCGCGTGGTGACGCCAGTGCCTGAAGCCTGCGCCGACTGCCCCTGCACGCACCCGCGCTACGGCCCGCCGGCCGCGCGGTGGACTTACTTCGATGGCAACGGCGAAGTGCTGGGCTATGTGGCCCGATACGAACCCGCAGGCGAGCGCAAGCAGATCGTCCCGTGGACGTGGGACGGTGAGCGCTGGGGCATGGGCCAGTGGCCATCTCCAAGGCCGCTGTACGGCCTGCAGGAGCTCGAGGCGCGGCCAGACTCCGCCGTGCTGGTTGTGGAGGGCGAGAAGGCCGCAGACGCTGCGCGAAGGTTCGCCACGCCCTACGTGGTCATCACTTGGCCTGCCGGCGCCATGGCAACGGACAAGGCCGATTGGACGCCGCTGACAGGCCGCAAGGTGCTGTTATGGCCAGACGCGGATGAGCCTGGCAAAAAGGCCATGCAGCGTGTGGCGCAGATCATCCATGAGCGGGCGTCCGAGGTCAAGGTGCTCGACGTTGCGGACCAGCCTGACGGGTGGGACGCGGCAGATGCGGAGTTCACCGGCTGGGCTGACTGCAAGGCCTGGATGACTTCCCGCGTGTCAGTGTGGGCGCCCAGCGCATCGGTTCCGGTGGTTCAGCGGGCGGCAGAGGTCATCGACGCCGACACCGGGGAGATCACAGAACCAGGCGAGGAAAACGCTCCGATAATCAGCAACGCCACGCCGATGAAGACAGCCGAGCTATTCCACGAAAGCCTGCCGGAAGGCGGCCGCATCGTGTTCTGGCGCGGCGAGTTCTTCTCCTGGGATGGCACGCGGTATGTCGTCCGTGATCGCGTCTACATCGAGCAGCGGCTCTATCGGTTCATGGCCCAGTGCAACACCTGGAAGCCAGAGCCAAAGTCCGACAAGTTGACGCTGGTGCCGTACAACCCCAAGGCAGCCAACGTCAACGATGTGGCGCACGCCCTGCGGGCCGTCTGCTATGCTGACCTTCCAGACCCACAGGTGTGGATTGAAGATCAAGACGGCGACATGCCAGCGCATGAGATCGTGGCCTTCCGCAATGGGTTCTTCCACTATCCGACCCGTGCGCTGGTTTCATCCACGGATCGCATGTGGGTCACCAATGCGCTGGACTTCGACTATGACTCCAAAGCCGGCGAACCACGCGAGTGGCTGGACTTCCTGGCATCACTGTGGCCATCCGACCCTGAATCCGTGCGAGCCCTGGCGGAGATGTTCGGATACCTCCTGACGGACGACACAGGACAGCAAAAGATGTTCATGCTGGTAGGACCGCCACGCAGCGGCAAGGGAACGATCCTGCGCGTCCTTGAGGCCCTGGTGGGCTATCACAACCGCGTCAGCCCGTCGCTGGCCTCGCTGGGCACGCAGTTCGGCCTGCAGCCTCTCATCGGCAAGCGCCTTGCCCTCATCTCCGACGCCCGCCTCTCAGGCCGCGCAGACCAGCAACCCATTGTTGAAAACCTGCTGAGAATATCTGGCGAGGATGCACTGACTATTGACCGGAAGAATATCGTGCCGTGGTCAGGGAAACTGCCAGCCAGGTTTGTGCTGGCCACCAACGAACTGCCGGCGTTCTCCGATGCCTCCGCAGCTCTGGCCAACAGATTCCTGATGTTCAAGCTCACCAAGTCATTTCTGGGACAGGAAGACCAAGGCCTGACATCCAGGCTCCTGAAAGAGCTCCCAGGCATCGTCCTGTGGGCTCTCAACGGCCTCGAGCGTCTTCGGCATCGTGGCTACTTCCAGCGCCCCAGCTCGGCCGACGATCTGGCCGCCGACCTGCTGGAGCAGACCAGCCCGGTGCGCAGCTTCGTGGAGGATTGCTGCGTGCTGGAGGTTGCAGCGCAGTGCAACAGAGACGACATCTTCAGGGCCTGGAAACGCTGGTGCGAGCTCCAAGGCCGCGACCATCCAGGCACAAAAGTCGGCTTCGGCCGGCAGCTGTCTGCTGCTTTTTCGAGCATCTCAAGGTCGCAGCCGAGAGAAGATGGCACAAGATTGAATCTCTACACCGGCATCAGGTTGACAGAGAAATGGAAGTGGGAGGCGCAGCAGGTTTGATGGTCTCTGAATTCATCCTGTGCACGCACAACTTGGCACTGAATAAAACGCTACTGGCACAACATAAAGAAACACTCGTAACTTATTGATTACATGTAGTTTTTTACTGTTGGCACAGAATGGCACAGAATAAAAGCATATAGCATGCACACACACACACACACACACACATGAGTAAAGTCTGGCCGCAATGGGAAATCACTTGTGCCATTCGGTGCCAGAATATCCTACTGAAATAGTATGGAATATAAGAACACCGGTTGAGCATGCAACAATAAAGGCACAGTTACAGCCAAAGGGTACAAGATGATTGAGATAGAAAAAAACGTTCCGGTTCCGTCTCATGCTGGTGTTGGTGCTCGACCAAAGTACCCGTTTGCAAAGATGGACGTTGGCGATTCTTTTTTTGTGCCAAAGTTCACTGCACGAGCGTTAAGCAATGCCTCTCAATGGCATGCAAACAAGACCGGCAAAAAGTTCACTTGTGCAAATGAAGAAGGCGGAGCCCGCTGCTGGCGCGTCTCGTAATACAGGAGCAAACATGGCAAACAAACCGACCAAGCCAGGAAGCCCTGAGCGGGCGAAGCTGGCCGATGCCGTCCTGGCGAACATGGAAGCCGGCATGAGCTGCTGGAAGGCATGCGAGAAGGCCGGCGTCAAGAACAGCACGTTCATGCTGTGGCTGAGTCAGGACAGCGCGCTGGCTGAGAGCTACGCGCAGGCGCGTGAAAACTTCGTCGAGCGCATCGCCAACGACCTGATGGAAATATCAGACCAAGACCCAGAAACCGTCGATGGCAAAAAGGACTGGGCCGCGATCCAGAAACACAAACTCCAGGTAGATACTCGCAAGTGGCTGTTATCGAAACTCGCCCCGAAGAAATACGGCGACATGATTAAGCTGGCCGGCCATGACGGCGGCGCGGTGAAACTCGTCGCGCAGTCAGACGACGAGAAACTCTGACCGATGGCATTCCAGCTAACCGACCGCCAGAAGGCCGCGCAGCAAGTCCTGAGCGGCGACGCCACGCACCTGATGCTGTTCGGCGGCTCGCGCAGCGGGAAGACGTTCCTGCTCACGCGCAACGTGGTCTTTCGGGCGCTGAAGGCGCCGAACAGCCGGCATGCGATCTTCCGGTTCAGGTACAACCACCTGAAGGCCAGCGTGGTGCTTGACACGTTCCCCAAAGTCATGCGCGCAGCGTTCCCTGGAGTCGGCTGGGACATGCACCAGCAGGACGGTTACGTCAGCTTCCCAGGTGGCTCGCAGATCTGGTTCGCTGGCCTGGACGACAAGGACAGGACCGAAAAGATCCTGGGCCAGGAGTTCGCCACGCTGTACTTCAACGAGTGCAGCCAGATCCCGCTTTCAAGCATCGACACCGCGCTGACCCGCCTAGCGCAGAAGGCCGAGCAGCAGATCAAAGGTAGATCGCCTGTCCCGTTGCGCCTGCGGGCCTACTACGACTGCAACCCGCCCAGCAAGACGCACTGGACGTACCGCCGATTCGTAGAGAAGCGCGACCCCGACACCAGGCTGGGCCTGCCGCGGCCGGAGGACTACGCGGCTTTCAGCATCAACCCGACCGACAACGCCGCGAACCTGAGCCCGGAATACCTGCGCATGCTGGAGTCACTGCCAGCCAGGATGCGGGCGCGATTCCTCGAGGGCCGGTTTGCCGATGCGAACCCGAACGCCCTGTTTCCGGAGGAGCATATCGACCGATGGCGCGTGCTGGACGGCGCCGTGCCGCAGCTTGTGCGCGTGGTGGTGGCTGTGGACCCGAGCGGCGCGGACGACGAAGCCAGCGCGGACAATGACGCCATCGGCATCGTGGTGGTCGGCCTGGCCACGGATGGCGCCTGCTACCTGCTGGAAGACCTGACCGTGAAAGCAGGCCCCGCAACCTGGGGCCGCGTGGCCGCAGAGGCATTCGACCGGCACAGCGCCGACTGCATCGTGGCCGAAACCAACTACGGCGGCGCAATGGTGCGCCAGGTGATCGAGACGGCGCGCCCGCGCACGCCGTTCCGCCCGGTGACGGCAAGCCGGGGCAAGGTGGTGCGGGCCGAGCCGTTCTCGTCGCTGTACGAGCAGGGCAAGGTCCGCCATGTGGGCATGTTCCCCGAGCTAGAGGACGAACTCAGCGGGTTCTCCACGACCGGCTACACCGGAAGTCGAAGCCCGAACCGCGCCGACGCGCTGATCTGGGGCTTGGCCGCGTTGTTCCCCGCAATCACGGGCGCGACGGCGAAAAAACCGGACATCGCCGGACTGGTGGTTCCGACCGCCCACCGATGGCGATAGACTTTCACCCGCTCGCGTAGCATAATCGCGCCCGATGCGCAATCCCCGGAGTCCCTGATGGCCAGAGAATCAACCGAACAGCGGCTGGTGCGCGTTCATGCGGAGGCCATGCGCGAGTTCGACAACATCCAGGGCGCCCTGCGGGATGAGCGCCTGCAGTGCCTGCAAGATCGGCGGTTCTACTCCATCGCCGGGGCACAGTGGGAGGGCCCGCTGGGTGCGCAGTTCGAGAACAAGCCGAAGATGGAGGTCAACAAAATCGCCCTTGCGGTGCAGCGGATCTTCTCCGAGTACCGCGCCAACCGCGTGACGGTGGACTTCGTGTCAAAAGAGGGCAAGGAATACGACCCACTGGCCGAAACCTGCGACGACCTGTACCGCGCAGACGAGCAGGACAGCGGCGCCGATGAGGCGTATGACAACGCATTCCAGGAGGCCGTGGGCGGCGGCTTCGGCGCCTACCGCCTGCGCACGGTCT